ATTACCATTTCTTATATTCAATGAACCAGAAGTAGTTCCTATTATATTACCATATCCAATATTAATATCACCAGGAAAATTAGAAGTAGCAGTGTAATCATAGACCCAAATTGCAGGAACGGAACCGGATTTAGATAATTGAAGTTGTGCTTCAGGTCCACCATTATTTACATATCCAACTACTTGAGTTGCAAAAAGGGAAGTATCTCCAGGGTTTGAGACTGTACCCTGTGCAACTATTGCAGATGCCAAATTGGATATTAGAAAGAGGGTGTTTTCAGTAGAACCACTTGCGTTTATTTGGTATCCATTTGGTCCAAAAGCATTCGTTTGTCCTATTATAAGGTCTAAGTAATCACCATCTTGATTTGGTGTAGAAAGTTTAACACTACCAGTTATATTCAATGAACCACTTATCTCCACACCATTTACACCAACAATAGAAACTGTTTGTGCACTATCATCTATTTTTAAGTAATTGCTATCGTCACCAAAGTAGTTGAAATCTGCGTTACCTTTAAAGTGAATATCAGTACCCAAGGGTGCAGCAGTATTATAAATTTGAAAATATCTTGCATCATTGACATCAGGTTGTAAATATATTGAACCAGTTCCTTTTATTATTTCATTTACTATTAATGAGCCATTTACATTCAATGAACCACTTATCTCCACTTCATTTCCTGCGGCGTGTATAAGATTACTTCTATTACTATCATCAGTTCCATTACCTACAATAAAAGCTGCAAGTACGGAAGATGTAGCGTTAAATTGGCCTTGTACATGTTGATGGTTGGCTAATGCTATTGTTTGATAACCTTCGGCATGTGAATATGAACCGGATGCTATTGTTTCTTGTCCTTCAGCATGTGAGTAATCTCCTATTGCTTGTGTAAAATCTCCTTCGGCATGTGAGTAGTTTCCTATTGCTTTAGTAATACTTCCTTCAGCATGTGATTGTTCTCCGGTTGCTATATTCCCCTCTAATCCGTGAATAAGAGAGCCTGTTATAGTTTGGTTACCATTAAATTGATTAGAACCAGTTGTTGCATAACTTCCACTTACACTTTCAATTGCGTTTAATCTATTTACCAATGATGATGTAGATTGTGATGCGGTATATTCGTTAAACGAAGATGTTTGCAATCTCGCACTAATTCCGTTTGTGAATGCAGTATTTAATGATGATTGCGAAGATGTGAATGAATTTAAAGAAGTTATATCAATTGAACTACTAACAAATCCAAATAATGTAATTTGTGCAGATGAAGATATAGTTCCAGCTGGAATTGTTGTAGAAGAACTAATAAATCCTAATGATGTAATTTGTGCAGATGAACTAACAACACTTCTACCTTTTATTTCAAAAGAAGATGTTACACTTTCTAAAGATAATAATCTATCTCTATCCAATATATTTACTCTAGCAGTTACCGCATCTGCAAGGGTATCTAACTCAATTTTATAAGTAGTTCCACCATCAACACCTACTAATGTGGTATCTAATGATGCGGAGGTTAATGCGGTTAATTCTGATATCTTTTTTCTTACGTTTGCCATTTATTATATTATTATATCTAAACCATCTTCGGTTGTTATATTAAAGTTATCCTCCGTTGCAATTGGTACATCTACCAATTTACCTATAACATAAATATCATCCAACGATACATTATCATAATCTATGTATTTATCAAAAAAAGTTATAACAACATCATTTCCTATATCTTCTACTTTATAATTTCCCGGAACATGTAATCCATAAACTAAAACTTCAAAATTATTTGGAGATGCACCTTCTGTTCCATAATCGGTATGCATATTATATATTATTATAGAATTTGCAGAATTATCAAATGCATTTGCTTTTACTTTTATTGTCGTTGCACTATGCTGTAAAATTTCTAAATGGAAATTATCTATTGTATTTTTATTATTTACAATTTTTGTAAGATTAGGATTAGATTTTGTTCTACCACCAAATTTAGTAGGTATTCTTACATCCAATGATGCGGTATAAGCATATGCAATTGATGCACTTAATTCATTTGGTAGATTTGAATAACCATCTTGTCCTGCAGAACCTGTTTCTATTTCTGATAAGGGATTTAATATAGTTCCTCTACCGTCCAATGATGCGGATAAATTTATTTGTATTTTATAATCATCTATTAGATTATCCAAATAACCAGACCCACTCAAATTATTTAAATTAATTTGTTTGATTACTCTGTTAAGTTTTCTCGCAGTTGAATTAAATTGATTAAGCATATTGTTCTATATCTCCCGTTACTTCAATATAATCATCATCTTCTAAATTAAATTGAAAATTTTGTCTTATAAATTTAAAAATAAGTCCATTCGATGTTTCTTCTATTATATAATCTCTCGCTGAAACATATTGAGTATTTATTATAACTCTTATTCTATCTTGCGTTGTTCTATATTCAATTTCTCTTAAAATACTTGCAAACCTCCAACCCTTTGCTTCCCATATAAAATAATCGGGATCGGTCAAATTAACCGGTGTAAGTGGTGTATCTTGTGGTTTTCTACTTATTTTTTGAGTTATATCTAAAAGCGTTCGTTTCATTAAACATCTATAAATTTGCCTGTTATAGAAATTTCATCATCAGTTGTAACGTTGAATCCTAAAGCTATTGGGTCAAAATGCAATCTCAATCCATTATCGTTTTCATCTAACCATCCTACTTGAAAATGTGTACCAAAATAATATCTAACTCCGTTTATATAAACTTTTATGTCAAATTTTTTGGTATTATCATTATTATTAATTCCTGCAGATATAACCGATAATAATGTTGTTGGTGTTTTTATACATTTTATATTAGTAAAAGTAATTGTATCTTTACCAGGTTTACCTATGAAATTCGTATCAATATCACTTACTATTAATTTTTTTATTTTACTATTATTTAAAGATAAAAAATCTATCAAATCTTTATTATCATAGTACGGAGATGGTGTTGTAAGTAATCCTTCCAATCTACCATTACCACTTGTCAAATCAACTTCTGTTGCAACAACGACTCTTTTAACACTCATTGATTTTTTAGTAGTAAGTTCTCCATCGAATTTTTCAGGAAGTAAATAAGCTTTAACATTTAATGAAAATTCAACTCTATTAATTCTTTCCGTTCCTTCTCCAACTTCATTAATAACATTAAAATCAGAAACAGACGTACGAAATTTATATCTATCTTTATCTCCCCAATATGATGATGTAAAGTTTAAATGCTCAATTACTTCATTCAATTGCTCTGTAAATGAAGTCCAACACATACATTCGTAATTTACTTCCACATAATCTGGCATTGTTATTCTATAAACCTCTTGCTTTGGTTTTACTCCTCCACCCATTGCGGTAAATCGGTCATATCTGTTATCTTTTGACCATTTTGTTATTGCTGGATACGAAACGTGTCGGTTTGGCATAGACATTGTTTCATCTTTTGCAATTGATGTTCTACGAATCATCAAAAGAGGTAATTGTATTCTACCTTTATTATCTCTATAAACACCTTGCCTTCTTGCACCCACCCATCTTTCCGAATTACCATAGATAACTGGAATTTTTATTGCCGTTCCTTTTCCATCTTTTAAAGTTGGTAAAACCGTATCCTCTAAATAGGTCATCATAGCATAATCTATATCAAATAGAGTTACACTTCTTTTTAAATCAGTTTGTGTAGATTTTATTTCTTTACCTCTGTTAAGGTCCGGTCTTAATGGATTTACTGACATCTATAATTAATTTATTCTTTCTTCGATATTAAGATTTGATTTAGATACCATAAATGTAGTACATATTATACTCCAATTTCTTCTATCATATCCAGCATCAGTTTCATTTTCTGTTCCTGGCAATCCACCTACAAATTGAATCTCATTTGTGTTATCTATTTCATAATAAGCATCATTAAAATAAATAACATCACCAACTTCAGGGTATGCACTTCTTTCTCTACAATGTTCTCTATCAAAACGAAATTCCACGTTTTGCGTTGTATCAAAACCAAAACCTTCATAATTTGGAGCTTCCGGTTCTTTATTTATCAACACATATAATTCAACACCTCTGTGCCAAGTTTTATTTGCCGATTCTCCGTAAATATTAACTTTTGTTTCATTTAAATTTACTTTAAATAAAACGCAAGTTTCTTCAATCACCTTTTCTACTAATTCTCTGGCAACATTTCTTAAAAAAGCTATATCTCTACCTACTAAAAACTTTGGCATATTATCCTACATATATTTTTAATGGAACTTTTCTTAACATTTCTTGCTGATGGTCTGCTTCATGTGCTTTGTTTTCCATCACCTTAATTCTACTTAATTCTTCCAAATTTTCTCTCAATTGAGTTATCAATGCATCCTTTTCAACCTGCGCTTCTGCTCTTAATGCGGCACCATCTAATGATACCTCACCATCTGGAATTGGAACTGAATTATATTTTTCTCTAATTGCTCCTAATAATTCTTTTGATAACGCAAGAGTATATTTTCTTATCCATTGCTTACCAACATCATTTATGTTTGCATATTGAATAAAATCATATGGAACATCCGAATAATCAGATAAAGAATCCGGCTGAATCGTTTGTGAATCATGTTCAAACTCATCTCTACTCATATAATCAAAATAAATTCTTGTTGGAGAATTTTGAGTTGGAACAGGAAATATTTCAAGTTTGTTATCTACAATGTTAAATGTATGATGTGATTTACGAATATGGTCATTAAATTCTATATGTTGCATTCTTAATATATCTTCGTATAAAGGCATCATTAAGAATTGTGCTGCAGGTGAGTAGTTACCAAACCCTAATTCACTAATTAAGTTTAGAGTTCCCTGTGCACCTACTGAATATGGGTCAAAGAATCTTGTAATAGCAGGAATTGCTTCGTGATAAACTCTCACAACATCAATTGTTGAACTTCCACTAAATATGTTTCCAAATGATTGAGACCTTTCGATATCAATTGCACCAGACATTAAATTATATCTTTGGACAGATTCCGTTAATTCAACATATGCTTTTCTTATTTCTGTTGAACCACCCACTCCGGCTAACGTTCCATATTGTTGAGACATACGAACAGCAGTAGGTAAAAAAGAACCTTCAACAAGTGTTTGAGAATAGTTACTTCTTGCACCTTTTGGTTGACCTTTAAGAATATCAAGGTTATTTCTTAAGTTAAATTGATTTACCTGTGCTGAATATTCGCTTACAGATTCTTCAAAGCATGCCCAAATCTGTTCGTTATCTAATTCAATATTAACAATTGGATAACCTAATCTTTTTGCTACCCAAACGGATGTTTTTGGTGCATCGTTTCTAAATTCACCATCGGAATCATAAATTCCAAATGGAGTCGAACTTCCTGATGTGAATGTGCCTGGGCCTGACCAATATGTGTTTACTGACATTACTTCTTAATTTATAGAGTTATACTACTATAAATATGAATTATATAAATAAAAAAAGGGAAAGTATTTCTACTCTCCCTTTTTCTTTATTGTAAGTTTATTACTTATCTAATCTACTCAAAGATTAAAGAGTGTTTAAACCATCAACGACAATCTTACCGTAAAACTCTGGTCTTACGATTTTCTTAGCGTATCTAGTCATAACACCTCTTCTTGGAGTAAAGTTAACTGGATCGTAAACTAATGGAGTCATAATCAATGGTACATAAGGTGCGTAAACTGCTCCTGTTTCGAAGAAGTTAGAACCTTTGAAACCTAACAAGATTACGTTTTCAGTCATATAAGGATTCTTATAAACATCATATCTGTTAGAGATTGAACCAATGTTAGTTACACCTGCTGCAAATTGTAAAGCATCTTTACCTGGGTTTGCAGAGAATCCGTTCATAGATTCAAGAATTGTAGCTACGTTTGGAGATACAACGATAAAGTTTGCACCACCTCTCATAGTTAATTGGTGAATCTTGTTAGAAATCTTTTGCAATTTGATACCCAATGTTTGATACCAAGTACTCTTTGTGTAAGCAGATGCTGCTGCTGCGTTAGCATCAATTTGGAAAGAAGAACCATTCCAATCATATCCAACTCTTGCAGACCAGTATTCAGTTGAGAATGCGTTTTGCTGTAACATCTCAAGGATTTCTAAATCAATCTCTAAAGAGATGTATTCAGATAACATTTGAGTTAATTCAGCTTCAGCATCTACTGAATGGTATGCGTTCAAGTCTTGTGCTAATTCTGGAGTCCAGATTGCTTTCAACTTACGAGTTTTAGCAACGATTGGTTCAGATTTTAATTCCAATTCAATTTCTGGGATTGCAAGGTCTTGACCTCTATCTTCGAAATCACCTCTTGAAATATCAGTTGGTTGAGCATGGTATGCTAACACTTGAGTTACTAAATCAGTTGCAACTAATACCGCTGAAGAAGATACATAGAATGATGCAGAACCATTAGTAGCTAATGTAGTTAATTCAGGGAAGTGAGTTACAGCTGTAGAGCCAGAAACTTTAAAACCTCTAACTGCATTGTAGTCAGCATCTGCAGGTAAACCTACAGTTACTTTTCTCCAACCGTTTGGAGTTGCTGCGAATGATGCAGATAATGTTTCATTACCTACGAAATCACTTACAGAACCTGAAGTTACAACTGCTGTTGCGTTTGCAGTTTTGTCGTTGATAGTATATCCAAATCTACCAGCGCCATAAAGACCACCTTCAGCTGCTTGAGTAGAACCCAATTTGTTTCCAGCTGGAGATAAAGAATCTTTACCGAAAGTACCACCATTACCGAACATAGAACCAGATGTACCAGTTGCTGCGTTTGGTTTTTGTGTATCGTTTGTTGAACCATATTTGAAATCCATATAGAAAATCAAACCTGATGGTAAGTTCATTGGTTGTACAGAAACGAATTCTTTTGCAGCGATGCTACCGAAGATTCTTCTTACCAATGGAAGAGCTACACCAGCCCACTCTTCTGAACCTGCTGAAGTACCAGTTCTAGTAGCTTCATCAAGCAACTGCTTTGCTTGATTCTCAAGCATTACAGCCATACCGTGTTTAGTAGTTTCGGAACCAACTCCTTCTAATAAACCGGTCTTTTCCCACTTTGCTTTCAAACCTCTAGTTTGCTCAAGCATTAATGACTGTGGGTTTTTTCCTGTCATAATTTGTTTTAAGTCCATTTTAATTAATTTAAATTATTTTTTGTTAATTACTTAATAATACCTGCTAATTTTTTGAATCTATCAGCGAAATCTGCAGATTCTGCAATTACTTGCTTAGCTGCTTTTGGTGCAGTTGATTTAACTGCCTTACTTGCGATTCCTTCTTTGATTGTTTTCTTAGCTGCTTTGTTAGATGAAGCGTATTTGAAATTCTCTGCTAATGTAGAGAATACTAATTTAACCTCTCTAACTGATTTTGTTCTATCCAAAGTTTCGATAACTTTAACCTTCTGTTCGTTGGTCATGTTATGTGCTCTGAATAATTTGTTAGCGAACAACAACTTAGCGTTCAATAAGTTCACCTCGTTGATAGTTTTTTGTAAAGATTTGATAGTTTTGTAAGCTTCTTGAAGTTCTTTTTCTTTTTCTTCTTCTTCAGCTTCATCAACTTTCTCATCATCTTTTTTCATGTCTGCTTCCATTTCACGAAGAATTTCTTCTAAATCGATAACTTCGTTTTTCTCTTCGTCATCTTTCATTTCTTCTTCGTTGGTTACAACCAATTTAGGGTCTGGACCCTTGTCTGTACCTGCTTCTGAACCATCTGCCAAGTTTTCATTTTTTTCTTCCTTGTCATCTTCTTCTTCAGCTTCATACATTTCTTCTTCAGAACCTTCTTCAGATTCTTCATCACCTAATTGAGCTTCAAGTTCTCTGATAATAGCTTCTAAATCCAAGTCATCTTCTGACTCTTCTTCATCACCCATTTCAGAACCCATGTCATCGCCCATTTCATCACCCATTTCTGCAAATGGGTCTTCGTCGCCTAATTCTTCTTCAGAATCCATACCAGCTTCTAATTCTGCTAATCTAGCTTTAAGTTCAGCGATTTCATCTTCTGGACTTTTTTCAGCTGCCATAGCATCTTCTTCACCCGGCATTTCTTCTTCAGAGATATCAGCAACTTTTTTGTAATCGGTACCCGCTTGCTCTGGCTTACCACTATCCTTCTTAACACCTACTGATAAATCAGTAATTGCATCGTAGTTTGGTTGTTTACCAGGAGTTTCAGCGTAACCAGCATCTACTTTAGAGCCAATTTCGTCCGATTTCAATTCCTCGTCTACTTTTTCTGCATCTTTCTCTTCTGCTTCAGCTTCTGCTCTTAACTTTTGAGATAAGATAGATTGAAGTCTTGGAGTAAATGCTTCTTCAAGAGCGAGTTTTGCGTTTGCTAATGCAGTTTCTTTTACAGCTTTAGCATCGGCAATTGCTTCTTTTAACAATTTTGAATTTGCCATTTTATTTCTCCTTAAATTTGTTTGTGAAGTTATTTAGAAAGGAAACTCCAATGTAATTATGTTGGTTGTTCGGTCACACCTTATAAGAGAAGGGTATTCATTAACCAACTGTGTCTTAAAATCGAAATCCCATACAAAATGGGATATTTGATAATAAATATAGTATTTTTTTAGAAAACTAAAGAATTAATATGAAAATTTATTTTTTTCTTTTAGCTTCTTCCATTTGTAAACGAGTCTTAACCGATGGTTTTGTGTAGGTTTGTCTATCTCTTAATTGTTCAATTTGTTTTGAATTTTGAACTTTCTTTTTGTATTCTTTAAGAGCTCCCTCAATGTTGCCACCTTTTACATTGATAATCAACATAACTTATTGAAGATTTTCTAATTTGTATTTTGTAGAGTATAAAAGCGTTACAACCGTATCAATATCATTTTGTAACCAACTCATTTGTAATTTCTTTTCTTGTCTTAATTTTTCAACTGCTGCAATCAATTTAACAAAATATGCTATGATATTTTTTATATCATTATTTGTATCTAGTCCACTAACAGCCTGTAATTTAATCAAACCATATTGTCCCTGATATGCTTCTACTAATCCATCAACAATTGCACCAATGGTATCATAATAATGTCCTAATGCTAAATGTGCAGATAATGCACCAACACCTTTAACACCAACATGAAATGAATGTGCTTGAGTTCTACTATGCAATAATAATGATGCTAATTGTTCCATTATTTGTTTTCTTTAATGCCTAACCTTTCTGCCATTTGTTCTTCGGTAATTTCTGCTATTTCAAAATATCTACCTAAAACATGTCCCATATCTTCGTAAAGTGCTTCTAATCTTTGTTCTTGTGATTTTGCTTCTACTGCTTCTTTTTCAAACTTTTCTTGTAAAGATTTAAGTTCTTTCATATTTCTTTTGATAGTAACTCTATCAAACCAATCACCACCTTCTCTTAAAGTATATTCAGATGCCGCATCTGCAATTGCACCAAGTGTTTCTGCAACTTGTCTGATATCAGATTTTCTACTCATATTTTCTCTATGTTGTCCATAGGTAGAAATTATCTCTAAAAAGTGTCTTTTAATTTCAGAAGGTAATTGCTGAAACTCTTCTGTTTCTTTTAATATATCTTTTAACTTAATCATTTTCTTACGATTTTGTTTCTTTTTAATTTTTGTACCGCTTGTTGTAATTCAGATGGATTCATACCCAATGCATCAATCAATTTTGCAATTACAAATTGTTCTTTTTTTCTACTCAAATTATAATTCTTTATCACTTTAATAGCTCTATCTAAAAATCTTTCCATTTGAGATGGAAGGGCAGTATCCATATCATCCAATGCTTCTTTTTGAATTTCTCTACCCGGTACTAAATTTATTAACTTTGCCATTAGTTTAATTCAATTATAATTTCTCTCATTAAATCTTGTGCTTTACACCATTTGCCACATTCCTCTGCAACCTTTGCCCATTGCTTTGATTCGTTCATTGGTGCCATAAATGCTCCATGTGTTGATGGGTTAGAAACAAAATCCCAACCTACCAATTCAAAATCTTCTTGAACCATTACAGTCCCATCTTTTAATTCTTTTACCGAACCTAAACCTCTAGATGAAATACCTAAACGAATATTGTTTTTTAATAGTTCTTTTAAGATATTTCCTGAAGGTGTTGAAAGAATTTCTACTTTACCCATTACATCATCACCATCCCACCAAATTTCTCTAATATTATGAGAAACATTTTTTAAGTTGATGACCGGAGAATCTGGATGGTCTAATTCACCCAATGCTCTTCTTTCTTTAATGAGTTGATTATATTTTTGACACTCTCTTTCAAGTATTTCCTTTGGATATCTTCTATGGTTTTGATTTGGTGCACCTGCTCTTTGAAGAATACCTTGAACTAAATACGTTCCGTTTTCTTCTTTTTGAAGTTTTGCCTCAAATAAGTGTGTTTCTATTAATAATCCCTTATTCATTTATTTCAAATCTTTTTTTATTTTATCTACTGCTTTATTTCCTAAATCACCCCACGATTTAATTAGAATTGTTTTTAATTCATTTTCTAATTCCGTTTCGTTTAATTCACCATTTGTTGAATCACTCATTTTTATTATTTGTGTTTTAACATATGGTAAATTTACTATTTTATTAGCAGTTGTATTATCAATCTCACCATTTGTATCTATTATTTTAGATATATCTGATATCAAATTTTTATTATTTGATATTGAATCTAAAATTTTCTTAACTGCATCTTTATAATTTTTCTTTCCGGAGAAATAATTCATTCCCTTTCTAGCCAACTCATAAAGATAATAAAATATAACTTTACCTAAAATTATACTGCTCAATGCAGTAATTAATCCTATAGCAAAGTTTTCATTTACTTTTTTTTTTCTTCGTTTTTTGCTCTTAATGCTGCTAAGTCTGAACCTTCTATTTCTCCATCCTTATCAACATCAATCTGCTTTTGCTTATCGGTCAATTCTTCAGGTAATCCCGTTAATCTACCCTCTTGCTTTGCATTATATGCTTTATCCACTGCATTGAAGAATTTCTTTTTTTCATCATCAGACATAGAATTAATATCTTTGCCCGTTTTATCTAACATATGCTTAAAAAGAGCTTGATAATCTTGCTCTTCTGCCATTACTTCTTTAATAAGTTGTACTAATTCGTTCTTATTCATATTATTCCGATATTTGTCTGATTTTTTGGTCTAATTTTAATAATCTTTCCTTTATAGCATAAATATGATTATTTGTTCTTTTCCAATAAGATTTATTATCTACACCACTTTCATTTTTAATTTTACCATACCAATTAAGAAATCTTTCCATTTCTTTTAATTGTTTATTGATATTGGATATACCTCTACCAATTTTAGCCTGTGCGGTTGATTCATCTCTTTTAAGTTCTAACCAACGATTTTCATTAACAACAGTATATCCTGCCAAATCTGCCTGCTTTTTTCCTTTAGATTTTTCGTTTTCTTTTTTACCAAATGCATATGGTGTATTGTAAGGACCTGCTGCCGATGATGTATTCATTTCATCAATCATTCTTTCTCTAACTACTTTACGAATGATTTCTTTTATTTTTTTAAGACTCTCTTCTTTTTTATTAGGTAATCCTTTATGTTTAGTAGATGCAAAATCTTTTGCTGATTTTTTATCCATATCTGCTGCTACTTTTGCTACCTCCGGAGATGCAGGTTCTTCACCTTTTTGTGCGGCATGAACCATACCCATAAATCTTTGTTGTGCTTTTGATTGTGCTGGCATTTCTAATTAGTTTATGATAATACTGATGCAGTTCCTGCTGATAATTGAATTCCTACGGGATAACAAGGATAAACTTGACCAGGTATTAATGTTTGTAGAGATAATGAACCACCACCTTCTACTGATACACTACCTGTTGTAGCTATACCAACTGGCAACATAATTCCCCAAGCTCTATCATAGTTTCCGGTTGTATCATGTCTACCAATTTTAGTAACTACACTTGATGAAGTGAATGTACTAACTTTAAAAATTCTATAATTTGTCATTGTTTATTTATTTAAACTATTTTTTAATTCACTCAATAATTCGTAAGTCATCATCATAGCAGATAAATGTTGCTCTCTAATTTTTTTAGCTGATTTAATTTTTTTAATATTTGCTATTGTTTCTGCTAATTTAATTTGAGTAACTTTATCATTTATTTTAGAACCAACTTCTTTTAAATTTTGAATTAAAGTTGATACTTCGTTTGAAACATAATCATTTAATTTACCAGTATTATTGATATTATTAATATATTCCTTTAATAATCCTTTTTGTTCTGATGATAAATTTTTGTATTTGTTATTAAATGATTCTACTAATAATTTATATGATACTGCTCTTAAATCTTCATCTTGCTTTTTGTATTGCTCCAAAACAGCATCTTTAATTTTTTGGTCTTTATTTTGAATTGAAGTATTAATTATATTTTCTGCAATTGTAAATTTTGCAGATACAATATCCGTTGGGTCATATTGTTCATTGGATATTGTTACTTCAAAAATCTTATAGATAGATGCTAATGTTTTGTAATTTGATATTGGTGATTTTACAAACTCATCAATATCGTATGTATTTTTAATTTCTTTAATTAAATTATACTTTTCTTTTGTAAGTTTTTTTTCATCCAATCTTTTTCTAGCTTCTAAAATAGTAGAAATAAATTGGTCAGCTTTTGTTTCCGAATTATATTTTTCGTTAATCAAATACTGATATAGTTTTAATTCTTTAGATAATTCTTTTTTAGAATTAAAATTTTCTTTTAGAATCTTTTCTGCTACGGATTTATTAGATGACATGATTTCAGATGTAATCTGTCTAACTAATAATTCAAAAATAAACCCAGTATTTTTAAATTTAGAATGTTTAATTTTTTTCATCAATTTGATATTATTTATCAGATATAAATATATTGTTCTATTCGTTTATTACTTTTTGTCCAAATTCTCTGTCAAAATCTTTCTTTTATTACCATTCATATCTTTAAAAATCTCCAAATATGAGTTTCTTGGTTTATATTTTACAGAACCTTCTTTTTGTTTAAGGGTTTTGATTCCCATTGGGTCTCTTCCTTCTGGATGGTCATCTTTACCATATCTAACCGGGTCTTTTGGTCTACCGGCACTATCTTCTTCTAATTCAGCTTTTATTTTTGCAATTTCTTCTTCAACGTTTGTTGGAGCTTCTGTTCCTGTTTCTTTAGCAGGGTCAACTCCTTGTGTTTCAATTGAAGTTAATCGGAATTGTTGTTTAGTATCTTCTAATACTTGTAAAGTTTGCTCATCTTGTTCATCTTTCGCCATTCCCATAATTGCTTCATACATCCACTCTTTAGAAAACATTTTAGTTTGTTGCATCTGTTGAATCAATGCTACTTTTGAAGTGTATAATTCAACTTTTTCTTGCTCATATATTTTAGATGGAATGGTTAATTCTAAACTAAAATCTGTCAAACGGTCATCATCTATACCTTGTGCGTATAAGTGAACGATTGCAATTTTTGTTAATTCAGAAATAATAACTCTCTGCAATCTTTCGATAGTTTTTGCAAAACGAACATCCATTGCTGCAAGAGTTGCTTTACCATTTGTATCTTCTTCGTAACCCAAAAATGCTTTTGGAATTTGTAATGCTGCTAATAATTTACCTTTTAAGTAATTAATATCATCAGTCATATTGTATTCCAATCCTTTAAGAGTTTCGATTGAAGTGCCATTATCATTACCACGAACTGGCATATAATAATCTTCGATAAGGTTTTGAATATTATATTTTAAGTTGTACTCACCCGTTCTTTCATCAACAAATGGAACTTTTTTAGAATTGTTGATAATCTTTTGCATGTAGTTATCCACTTCATTTGGTGGAATATTACCCACATCTACTTTAAATATTCTCTTTTCAGGTGCCCTCATTACTCTATGAATCAACATCGCATCTTCCATTAGGGTCAATTGTTTCCAAACTCTTCTACCACCTTCAATCATAGATTTTCCGTAAGGTAGGAAGTTTGCATCACCATTTAAACGGAAGTGTGCAATTTCATAGTTTTCATATTCTTTCTTTGCAGTTTGTCCAACTGCATTGTATGGATTTTGGTATGGTGCGTATACAAATTTAACTTTTTGTGGATTTGTTGGGTCAAATCCTTCAATTCTACTCATTTCGTAAGTAGATAAAGGAAGAACATTTACAATACCCAATCCTTCTGCCATTTCTAATTGTAAATAGAAATCACCATATTTTACTAAATTTCTAACCCAAGGCCAAAGTGTAAATTCTATATTAAGGATATCGTAAAAAAGATTCTCAAGAATTTGTTTGATATTATCATCTTCATGATGTATTTTTAATATATTACCCATTTCGTTTTTAGCTGTACATTCATCTGCATAAACATTTAATGCCGCTGAAATGATTGGGTCCATATCCATTGAATCGTAATCTCTAAAAAGGTCAATACGAACTTGTTGGTATGCTAATCCAGATTCTACACCACCTGCATAGTTTGATACCTTTAACTTCATAAAACGGTCAACGAGATTTGTTGTCATTGACTGATATTCATCAGTATCAACAACTTTAACTCCTTTTGCCGTTTTACGAACTATGGTATTTGTTGAGAATAATTTCTGTAACCTACCAAATATTGATTTATCTGCCATCTATATAATATTTTTTTGAATATACGAAAAAAATCCGTAATTACCAAATTACCATTTTCTACAAGACCAATATCTTGCCTTATGTCTTGGACCTGGATTATCACAATTGTGTCTTGCTCTAAAACTTCTCCTTCTATCTGGGTTTGATTTTTTAATTCTCATGTTAGGGTCACCAAAATTTACCTTAACAACGTTACCAGCTGGATTTTTTACATATACTTTAAATTTCTTAACATCGCCTCTCATTGGTTTACCCAATTGAACATCTCTACCCTGATACTCTGCTTCCAACAAACAAGGACAAGTTGCTTCATTCAATTCCTTTGCGTATGTTCTCATAAATGATATGAAATCTTCCATATCATCATCTTCTACATCATACTCATCTGGCTCAACTGTGCCGTAATTTATTTCACTATCATCATCTCTTCTTTCAGGATGATTTGGCAAATGATTATCTTCATTATAAACATTTACAGGTAATAAGCTAATTAATCTCATTTCGTTTATATTTTCGTTTATTGGTACACAATTAGGAACCATTTTTCCATTTTTTTCTTTCATTCCAACTTGCTTATATCCATCCCAACAAGATTCATCTAACTGAACACTTTCTTTGCAAGTTCTCCAACTACCACCTTTTGATTTGTAATTTTTTGCAGCCCATCCATTTGCGTATGCCGAAGGATATACATCAAATTTAGATTTTGCTGCAGCCTTTGATGCAGACCATTTACCTGGATCGGTTGGGCAATTCTTTTCTAAAAATAAATTTAGTTTCTGTTCTGTTGTCATTTCATTTTTTTTTCTTCCTTGACAATGTGCTCTTTGACTGAAACCTTTGGGGTTGCTACAATCTATTGAGCGTTTATATTTTTTACTCCACTTCTCGTTCATATTACGTTGGTGGATTATATTTTTTATCACTTCCTTTTTTATCCCAACTCACTCTCACAGGTTCTTTTCCCTTTCCACCATCTCCTTTGTCACCTCTACCTTTATCATTTTGTTTTGCTCTTTTTCTTTTTACAAAACTTGCTCTACCTTTTTTTCCTAATTTAGATGCTGCTGCAGATGATAAACATGCTGCATATGCATCTCCTTCTTTTCCATCTCCACATTTTCCTACTCTTTCACCACTACTATTGTATCTATCCCAACCTCCACCACCTTTGCCGCCCCACTTACCTTTACCAAACCATTTGCGAAGGTCTTCATCCAATAAATCAATTAGTCTAATCATATCAACTTATAAATATAAAATTATCCCAATAACCAATGAAGATTCTCTTTTTCTCCTTTCCCCATATCCATTTCGTATGGATTTTTCTTTAAATGGTTTGCAGTATATACCGCTTCATGCTTACTAACATGTGCTGACCCTAACATTGCTTTGGTTAAATCTATTCCCTCTTGCTTTAATCTTAATGCTGTATTTCTAACCCACAATCCAATTGCCAATGCCATTGTAAGGTCATCATTATACCCTTTCATAGCTTCTGCTCTACCTGCGTTCCAAATAAAAGTAAATAATTCATCTACTAATCTGCTTGAACGAATTAGGATTTCTTTTTCGTTCATATAAGTGTCTAATGCGGAAATAATAAGAGGTCTGGTTTTAATCGTTGTACTAAACCCTGCAACCATTTTCTTTTCATCTCTATAATATTTGTTAGACATTTGTTTTTCAACGTCAATATATTTTAAGTCCTGACTCATATAAAATAGATTGCCATATCCTCTATCTATACATTGTTGAATTGTTGCCCAACCTACGTTTGAGTTTTCCACAACAAGTAATCCGTTGTTATATTCAGTTGCTAATGCTACTAAAAAGTTTCCGAAATCTTTTGTATCTATTTTGCCCTTATATTCTCCAACTTGTGAACAATCTTCTATATCAATGATTTGTGCGGTTGAATAATCCGAACCATCTCCTCTAGCTACGTCGGCTACAACCATATATTGTCTATTGTAGTTTGGATGTTCCCATATCCAAAGGTTTCCATCAAATCCTCTTTTTTCCACAGGCTCCATAATGTAAGTTTCCTTATACCACATTAATAATTGTGGGTCTATTACATTATCACCAGAACCAATAAAGTCACAATCACATTCCTGCGCTGCTCCTTTAACTCCCAAAATACGGGTTTGCTCATCTCTCCACGCTTGATTTCTTTCAGGGTGTACTGTCCAATGGAGTTTTATTGTATTAAATCCATTTGTTCCACTTTCACCTTCAACCCACATTTTATGGAACCAGTTTCCAACACCATTTGGTGTAGAAAGAACTACTGCAGAACCACCGGTTGAAAGGGTTGATTGTGCTGATAACCAAATTTCATCAATATCTCTAATGAATGCCGCCTCATCCACAACTAATAGTGATAAGGCTTCCGAACGTCCGGCATCAGGTGAAGATGCGATTGCTTTTACCTGTGAACCATTTTTTAATTTAAGAGAAAGTTTGTTATCTTCAACGGATGAATTACCACCATCTCTCAACCAAACAGGAAGTAAATCATGCATCACTCTTACCTTTTCTACAAGGTTTTTTGCTACCGTCACTTTTGTTGCGATAACCAATGCATTAAAGTCCTGATTAAATAACATTTTCCAAAGAATAAATCCAGCTGATAAGGTTGATAAACCCAATTGTCTACTTTTAAGGATAATGTTAAAACGATTATCTTTAAAATCTGTTAAACAATCTTCCTGGAAAGGATAAAGGTGAAAGGGGATTTTCCCTCTCACCGGATGCTGAATTACACAATATTTTTTCATAAAGTAAATGGGGTCTTGCCCACATTTACGATATTCATCAGCAATTATCTCTTTAAGTGTTTTCTTTGGTTGCCCTTGTACACTCATTATTTTTTAACTTTAATTTTCCAATAAGTTCCGAAATTGATAAATGGTGATAGTGAACCATTAGTTCCATCAACCGTTCTATTTGCAACTCCTACACCAAATTGATAAAGTTTATCTTTTTTAGTTTTTAACATCAATCCTGCTCCAACATGAGATACTACATCCGCTTTGTTAAAGCCACCATTCAAACCATAGTATACTTGATTTTTAGCCGGCTCTTTAACAATAAGAGTTTCTTTAATTTCTCTTTGTTTAACTTTAGCATCAAATGTTCTACCTAAAATTCTATTCTTTGTAATAGTATCTGTTAATGCTACAGTTCCTAAAGAATCAGGTAAGAACAATGTATCTTTATAAATTACTTTTGCTAAATAATCTTTAAGAATAGCTGCACTATCTACGTTTACCATTTCTTTAAGTACCAAAGTATCTACATCAATGATTTCGTGTATAATATCTTCACCTTTCTTTGTAACTACTTTTGTTTTTTCTACTTCAACAGTATCAATGGTATGCTTTATAACTTCATATTTTTTACCATCAATTCTGATAGTTCTTCCACCTGGCATAACTCCACCTGGATTAAACCATTGTAAAAGAATGTAAATAATCAATGCTGCGATAGCAATGTTTTTAAACGTCAATTGTTTTTTCATAATTTTTTAATTTTTTATTAGTTCTGAATGATTTAATTCTCGTAACTTATCTTCCAGTAAACTTTTTCTTTGTAATAATAACCCCAATGCTTCATCAGAGCCATCAATATCTTTATTAAGGTCCTCACGAACCTTATCTATATCTATATCCCATTTCCAATTTTCTACATGTCCTGTTTCATAAACCATTTGATAATCTTTAGTTAAGTATTTTAAACTATCTTCCATTTTTTGTTTATAATCCCTTAACCAACCAATTTTATTACAAGTTATTTTGTAATCTTCGTAGAATGGATATGTTCCATCTAATTTTAATTTGGTTTCATATTCATTGTTACAATCGATACAATATCCTGCTCTAACAATTAATTTTTTATCTGCTTTGGTGTACTTTCCTGTTTTACAATTTGGATTTTTACAACTTGTAAGTTGTTTTAAATACTCTCTAACATCATCCATATTATTTACGGATGCTCTATACCCTTCTCTCTGTTCCCACTCCTTACCATCACTATCTGTCCACCTTTCACCTACTTCTCTTTTTTTATCAACCTCACCTTCATAACCAAAAACTCTTTGAGTATTATCTTCTCTACCAAATACGGTATCAATAATTTTTTTACGAGATTTGTGAATGTGTTTGTTTTTCTGGTCCCAACTTGTTCTTTTTTGCATAACTTTTTGTTTTAATAAAATAATCCTAATATTTGATTAAGTGGTGCGAATGTTCCTGTCAGTTTGTATGTTTTTCCATTGTAGAAAAATACCAAACCTTCCGTTGCAACTATTCTATCTATTCCACCTAAATCATTTAATCGTTTTAATTCTGATTTTAATTTTTGTATTTTTGCTTTATCTCCACTACCTCTTACATCTGATGCAACTGATTTAAATTTGTTTTTTATTGCTCTTATTGCTTTTTCTGGATGAACTGTCAATACAGAACTTACAAAATCTAAAACATCGGCTCCCACTCCTAAAAATATTTCTTCAAATGGTTTTATGTTTTCTTTTTGTTGTTTTTCTACACTAACTTTATCATTACTAATTGCCCATTCTTGTAATTTTGGATTTGATATAGTATTCAATCTAAAACTCTTATCTCCAAATGCCCATCTTCTAACCAATGCCTCTTTGGTCATTTTATCGAATTTTGCAGGTGCTTTTGTATCTATAAAATTTTCCCACCAACTTTGATGATAAAGCGCAACGGTATCACTATCACTTAATTTAAATTGTGATTGTAATTTACTTAACTTTGATAAATATTTGCCTTGTTTAGAGGAAAGATTTTCATCTTTTGGAATAGAAGTAATGGGAGGTCCTTGAATTGTATATTTTGATTGAACATCTGCATTGACCTGCTTAATCATTCCTGCTAATGTAGATGATGCTCCTTGGTCTGCTCCTGTTGCAACACCTTTTTCGTTATAGCAAGTTGTGTTATGAAATACCAATAAAGCCTGTCCATATGGAATTACATTTACAGAAGTTGGCCATATAACTTCTAAATTCATAAAACACTGTCCTTCATTAAATATCTTCTTTCTTTGTGCTTCTGATAATGAACTAATTGCTGCGCTTAAATCTTTCATTGCGTAATTATATGCATCCGTCAATCCACCTCTACCTGCAAACTTTGATGCAACATCTTCAATACCCATAGCTCTTGCTCCTGCGTTTTCTAAATGCCCTTTGTTTCTTGCTGCGATTAATCTACCATTTTTCCAACTAATTGCTAATGCTTGCCCATCGGTTTTTTCTCTAACTACACCCAAGTCACCATTAAGTGCTCCTGTAATTATATTTTTTAAATCGCCAAATGTTAAATCCATATCATCAAATGGATGACTCATGTGTCCATATGCACCACCTTCTAATAATAAGTTTTCTTTTAAATCAGGCTGAATGTTTAGTTCTTTTTCCATTTGAGTAATCTCATCATATCCCATATTTCTCAATTCTCTAGCTACTGCATTTGGATTTGCTGGCATATTAGCTCTACCAAAAAGATATGCATTTATTCTTTTACGGAAAGTAGAATTTCTATATAATTTTATGATATTAGCAAAATGGACATCCTTACTACCCATCTCATCTACTTTACGAAATGTAGTTGCTTGCCTTCCGTTTATGGTTGGCATATCGTGAGCATCTTTTCCAATATCTTTAACGGTAACTTTTTTGTTTTTAAATTTACCCATTAAAACCGTATCTCCCTTATCAACATCTAAATTAATATCTTCTTTATAAATTTGTTTATTGATTCTTCCGTATTCTCTCATTAGGATTCCTGCTACTGCATGTGCTTGATTTTCTATCGGTGAACCATCTGCCCCATCTTGCATTGGATTTCTAACCAATCCCATTTCATCTTGCTTTCTATGAACCATCTCATGTGCAAGAGTTCTTAATATATCAGCAGTTAATCTATTTTCAGTTGCAACAAATATTTCTTTTGTCATTGGGTCAAATCCACCTAATGATGTTTTAATTTCTGCAAATTCACCACCACCAACTAAATTAACTTTTGGTGTTTCTTGTAGTTTTAATCTTTTAGTTGCAAACTCTACAAAATGCTGAATTGATTGATGTTTTGTTTCTGAAAGGTTTTCTCTTAACAAATCTGCCGCATCTTGCTTTGGTTTATTTTTCTTATAATTTTCAATAGATTTAAATAGCTGTTCATCGGAAAGTTTATATTTTTCCATTTTTTCTACAGCTTTCTTAATTACATTTATAAGAAATTTATCATTTCCGTTACCATCATTAACATTCTCTAAAATACCCAAAGTAGCAGTTGATAAAGCTGCGCCAGTACCTGCTGCAGCTGCTCCACCCATACCCATTGCTTCCAATGTTGCATGCTTTCCTATATCTTTAGCAAGGTGGATTCCAAATCCAGTCGCCCCATGTGTAAATGCACCGGCTGCACCACTACCTGCAGCTGCTCCAACTGCTCCTGCGCTACTACCGGCTGCAGCTGCTTTAATTGCTGCAACTCCTGCACCACCCAATGCCATAGAACCCAATAACAATCCAGCTGTTACTGCAAAGTTTTTACAATCTTTCTTTTGCTTTTTGCTTTTTTCCCAAGATTGATTAAATAATTCTTTTTCCTCATCAGAAGCATATTCAGATATCTTTGGTCTGTTTTCCGTTTTCTTTTTTCCAGTTGGATGGCCATGATGGTCTGTTACATCAACTTCAACTTCTTCCCATTCAGGTCCACCACCTCTACCAACAGATGTGAATTCACTCCAATGTCTATTTTTTCCTTCTTTATCTTTAACCGCTCCTAATTTACCAGTTGTTGCTAAATCTTTAACAGCCGACATAGTTCCACCAACCATTTCTGCTTGGTGTTTTCCCCAATTCATAAAACCTCTACCAAACTTTTTTAAACCATTTTTAACATTGTCCATCATACCTTTTCTTTCAGGTGAATCTGGATTATTTACTTTATCAATAGTTTGATTATCTTCTTCGGATAAATTCTTTCTCGCATTATCCAAAGCTTGCTTTACTTTTTCTTCTTTTTCAGCTGCAGCTTTTTCTTTTGGTGAAGTTTCTGCAGATGATTTTAATTCTGCTCCACTTAATTTTTGTTCAGGAGGTGGGCCTTGAGGTTTTTCACCACCTGCAGCAGCTGCTGGTTTTTCTTTATCCGATTTACCTTGTGCGGTTTGACCTTTTTTAACAGGTTGACCAGGTTGTGCCGGTTCTGCTGCTTTTTGAGCTGCTTTTCCAGGTTCTGCTTTTGCCTTTGGTTCATTCACAGGAGCATCATCGGGTCCTGCTATTTTTTTAGCTTGAATATGTGCAGGATGGTCTTTTGGTAATCTTAACGCATCTCTTGCTTTTATTTTCTTTTGTTGTCCTTTGCTATTTGTATAACTAATATCTTGGTCTAAAGCCTTATTTGGTGCTTCGCCCAAATATTCTAAAACAAAATCATTGAAAGCATCTTCAGTTACTATTTGATTTAATATTTCGGCAATTGGGTCATATGGTTCATCCGATGGGTGTTCTCTTTCATGCCTTGTTGGATGTGGTTCAGGTCTCATCTCATAAGAAGGTTTTGTATTATTACTCTCATCTACTGAACCTGTTGGTGCACCATTGATGTATCCTCCTGGTAAATTTAAACCCACACCGATTCCACCCGGAAACCCTTCATTCAATTTAGTTGTTATCATCTTAAAAATATCTTTATCAAATTTTGGATATGCTTTTAAAAATCCGTTTTTAGCCTTTTCTTTATCTGTTGCACCTAACCATTTGCGAACATCAGTTCCACTTATCGGATTTTGTTCTGCAGGTACAGCATATACATAACCAATTTCATCATAACCATATCCGGCTTTACCTTTATATGGTTTAAAATATTTACCTTGTAATCTTGTTGCATCTTTTTCACCAACTGCTGCAATGTATTGTGTTGTTTTCCCATCAAATCCTTTGAGTATTTCTACAGGTTGATATGGGTTTCTAATTTGCTTAAATTTACTGGAAGGAATCCCAAACATTTTAGTTGCTATTTCCTTCTTTTCTTTAAAGGAAAACGGTGATTTTGGGCCGGATTGGTCATTTGATGTTCCAATATAAACGTTATCCGCACCAAACTTTGATACTAACTTTGCATAAGATGCATAATGCCCTTTATGAAATGGTTGGAAGCGGCCGGAATATATTACGACAACTTTTTTTACCTCTGGTTTATCTACTTCGTTTAAATTCATACATATAAATATCTTAAATTAAACTCTTTTTTCCATCTAAAAGAAAATTAAGTATATTTAGCATTTCTGTGTTTTCCATTCCATCTTTCCAACTTTTAGTAGCATATTCTAAAAATAACCTTTGATTGTATAAACAAATATCTTTTACATCATTCAAAAATTGGTCTTTTTCTTCTTTTGATTTATTTGCAAATTTTTCTATTTCTATTTGTATTAATCTTAATCTTGCAAAATCATCACATTCCAAATCATAACTTTCATCTATATAAGGATGGAATGTTTTATATCCAAATCGTTCTTTTATGTACTTTAAGGTCTTTGCCGGTCCTGCTAATATAAAAGGTTGACAATGTCCAATTGGTTTCCAAATTTTTTCAGATATATAACCCGTTGGGAAATTTACATAAATGTCATGCTCACCTTTTGATTGAAAAAATATAGATTCGGTAACTAAACTAACATAGGTTTCCAAATACAATTCTTTCGTTTCAAATCCATATCCAGCTATTTTTGTCAAATCGTGTATATCCAATAAGTTTGAAGTATCTTTTAATATATTTGCTAATTCTAAATTATTATCATGTATTAAAAATTCATCAACAACATTTTGATGGTAAAATTTATTATCCCAAGAAACGGAGTTTTTTTCTAAACCCAACTTATGTAATTTACTTATCAGTAACAATCTATGTAATTTCCAATGTCTGTTTAACATTAAAAAATCTTTTTTGTCTTTACCTATTGAATCTGTAAATTCTTTTGGTGATACTATTGAAGATTTATTTGAAACTATTCTGCCTACCTGTGGTTCATTTGCATTATCACCCCAATATCTAAAATCAGGGTTGTGTATTGTGTTATAAAACTCCTGTGCTTTACTAACCATATTTAAATTGTAATCAAAAACCTTATATCCTAGTCCTAATTTTTCAAAGTTTTTTTGTAATTTAAAATCAGAAAATATAAAATATATTTTATCATCAGGTATATCGTTTTGTTTTGTAAATTTAATTATTTTTTCAAAATTTTCTAAAGTTACTCCCAATCCACCATCGATTGTATAATGTATTAATATATTACCATTACCTTCTTTTATTTCTTTTAATGCTCTATTTGAAATGTGATTAATTGCAAAATCATGTATAGGATGATTTCCAAAAAATTGTTCCAAATTACCAAATGGCTCTATCAAATAAAACCATTTATATTCTTTTCCATCTTTTCTATCATTGGCAATATCAAATACCGATTTTTTAGTTACCAACCTTTCAAAAAAATTACTATTATAAACACACCAATCACAATTCCATCTTTTTGAAAAGAATGCTCCTGACATGGAATAATCAAAATCCGATGCAGTATAAATTGTGTTTATAAATTTTGGATTTAAACAATTTGGTAGTTCACCATTATACGTTATGATATCATATCCAAAAATAATTTTATTTTCCATCTAAAAATGATTTAAGTTCTTCTTTTACAAACATATAATTTAAATATGGTGATGTATGTTGCCAATATACGGTCTTTTCTAACCAATCTATTAATTCTTCTTTACTTCGTTTTTCAGCATCCCAGTTTCCTCTACATTCTAACCAAATTATGTTCGGTATATTTTCATATTCCGATATTTCATTATGGTCATATCTTTTAATAGACCATTCTACTTGCCCACCATATTTTGTCAATCCATCTTTTTTATAAAACCAAAATTTATCAAAATCTACCATATCAAAAAGATATTTAACATATGGTGAATCTTCAAATTGTATTTTAGAATCATTTATCCATGTTGATGGTATAAATTTTTTATTTATAACAAACCAAGCTTCACTTTCTTTCGAATCAATTGGTTTCCATAATGGAAAACGGTCTTCGTTTACATAATCCTTTGAAAAATTATTATGCATGGTGAAACAAATATAATCAATTTTATTAGATTTACAAAAATATTGTATTAATAAAATGTTTTTTAAATATTCTATCATTCGTTCTTCTGCGGAAAATACATGGTCAACATAATCTTCAAAATACTCTTTAGCATTTGCTTTTACATGTCCATTGTGATATCCACCTGAAAGTATGTAATACCCATCTTCTCCAACGTATTCTTTTGTATTCCCTATAAAATTATTAATGTGTGCGAAATCCTCATTAATTGGCCATCTATCTTTATCTCTTTCTTTTGCAAATTCTTTATTTAAAAAGTAATTATTTTCTTTTTGTTTTTGTTTAGATATAAATGCGGAATTTCTAGACCAGCCACTCCATTGAACTATCACTTTTATATCATGAGTTGCAACTCCTTTATTTAACAACTTTTGAACGCCATATAAAATTGATTTAGCAATTACTGCATTATCATTTGTTGGATTACCATAATTTAATACTTTATAATCAGGATATTCTTTTTGTATAAAGTGTGGCCATTTCCATTGTGAAACAGCATCATCCATAAAATCTTCTTCGGTGCCTGTAATTCCTATTCTTCTATATTGCCTAGTAAATGAACACCCGCTTGTAACGATATATTTCATTTTAAATTTTTTCGTTTATTAATTTTACAGATTTTATATACACATCATTTAACATTATATTGTAGTTATTTTTTGTAAAATGATGGTAATCGTTTTGAAACTCTTTTAATTCGGGTATAGACATATTCATTACCTTTTTTGTAAAACTTTTAATAGAATCCATCCTATCTTCATGTTCAACTATACTATCATAATCAAAATTCCAAAAATCAAATCTATAAGATAATCCAAATTTTTCTAATAAAGATATGGTATTTGGTTTTGATATTAAAATAAATGGATGTGATAACATTGTTGGTTTTATAGTTTTTTCTGATATATTATTCCAACTACTATACGTTTTTCTACTACCGGCAGCTCCACTTACATCATAAAATCTAGTTTCTGGTACAATTTCAAAAATACTATCCAAATATGTAACCAAATTTATTTGTCCTCCTCTTGAATTATATACATCTTTACTAAATAAATTAAAATCACTTCTCTTTGGTAAAAATTTTAAAACCTCAAAAGAATTAAATTCCGCATCATTTTCAATTGGAACAAAATCTCTAAATACAGGTAAATCAAAATCTATTCCTGTACACGACCAAATTATATCATCTAAAAATTTATTTTGATATAAAAATTCTAAAAATTTTACTTTATGAAATCGTATATGTCCTGGGTAATAAAATGCTTTATGTTTTGGCCAAAAGAATCTTTGTGATTCTTTTATTTTTTTATAAGCAAGAATGTTTCTTGGTATTTCTCTATCATCTCTAATATGATGATAAAATAAAACTTCAAAATATAAATGATTTTCTCTATTTTTAATTAAATTTTTTGTAATAAAATAACATTGTTTTTTACAAACGGATTCAATTAAATCTAAATCACTTTCTGGTATTTCCTGATTATCGTATGTAGCAAAATCAAAAAATATGTTTTTACAATTAAATGTTTTTATAAAATCTTCTAATTTATTTAAAAACAATGTGGTTACATCAACCACATCAAATGATATAAATATGGATGTAAATTCATCTATATTTTCAAAATTTACAATTTGAATATTTGTAAATTCTTCAAGTGAATTTCTTAATTCTGAAAATGAGTCGGTTTTTTGTGTATTTTTTATTACTTCATATTCAAACTTTTCATTTTCATATTTTCTTATAAACTTAACAAAAGCACATTTTTTCATAAATCATTAGTAAGATTTGTATACAAATGGGTCTCTTTTTTTAAGTTCATCTAATTTCTTTTTTAATCTTTTTTTCATTTTATAATTTTCGTATTTTTTAACAAAAAAAGAAATTATTGGTAATTTTTTAATGTTCATTTTTTATTTTTTAATAGGTTAATAAATTCTATATCAGTAAAAATATCATATGGTATATTAAATACCGAATATGGATTCCAATTTAACCCCGAATTAACAAAGTTAAATTCAGCTGTACTATTTATTTTTTTATCAAAGGTTTCATCATTAAATAATGTTTTTTCAAAGTTTCCCAATGTTTTTGCGTAATCACCTTTCATCCAAAACATATTGCCAGCATAAGTAAAACAATTCCACATTGGTTCATTCAAAAAAGTACCAATGGTATTATACTCCGTATTTTTAAAAATAGATATACATTCCTTATAATTTTTTATAAGATAATGTTCCATTATTTGCTTCCAATTATTGGTAAATCTTTCATAGTTTAATCTATGTAAAGTATCTCTATTTATTTTTTTATTTGGGTCATCTTCCAAAGAATGCGTTACTCCTTTTACGTGAAAATATAAAATAAAGTCATCACTATTAAATTTTTCCTTATCTTCTAAAATACAATCCAATGTAACCCACTCATTCCTATATTCCGTTTCATCTACAAATTTTCGTATTTTATAATCATTTTTTTCTAACCAATTTTTAATTTGAACACTCGAATCGTTTTTTGATTTCTTGTCTTGTTCTTTACCGGTTAAAATAATAATGTTTAATTCAAAATTTTCTTCAATAGAATTTTTTAATAAATCCAATTGTTTTTTAACAATATCAAAGCAGTTTCTTACGGTATATATGTGATAATATATTCGTATCATTATTTGTTGTATAATTGTGGGTATTCGGCCAATATATGTATTCCGCCTTTTTCTATAGCATTTTTATATGCAAATTCTACATCACTATCCGTTTTTAAATCATAAAATGTAATATTAGGACACATTGATTTGAATTCATTTATATAGTTTGCTTTATGCTGATGACCTGGATCTAATGGTACATCCGAACCCTTACCTACTCTTATTAGGATATTTACTTTTTTACCAGTCATTAATTCGAACTTATCAAGATGATTTATAAGTTGATTTGCCGCGGATATTAAAAAATCCCATCTAGGATAAAATGATATTACAGTTTTTCCTGTGATGGCCAATCCCAAACTCATGCCCATTTGTGTTTCTTCCATAACAGGCGTTTCAATCATTTTTTCTTTTGGGACATCTCCTAATGTTGTACTCATAGGGTTTCCAGGAAAAACTATTTGTTGCCCAATAAAAATTGTATTATCTAATTTAGCTAAATTAGACATTGCATTTGTTAATGCTATTTTATATTCAGTTGGTTCCATTATGGTTTAGAATTTGGATTAAATTGATGTTTATTTGCTTTATACCACTCAATTGTTTCTTTCAACGCTTGCTTAAGGTCTCTCTTTGGTTTCCATCCTAATGCATTAATTTTTTTAGATGAAAGCAATCTAACAGGAATCATTGGTGCTTTATTGTTTACATATTCAACTGGAAAATGATTGTCATCTAAATCTTTAATCCAACCCAATACTTCGTTTACACCAAATCCTTCACCATAACAAACATTGAAAATATCATATGTATCACAATTTTCTGCTACAAAAATAAAACCATCAGCCATATCTTCAACATGCAATAGGTCTCTTACTTCTGTACCATCACCCCAAATTGGAATTGGATTTAAACGGTCTGCTACCTTACGAATATTTGCCGGAGTAACGTGACATTTTTCGTAATCAAATTTATCGTTTGGTCCGAATGCGTTTGAAGGTCTAACAATCAAACACTGCATTGGGTTGTGGATTTGATTTGAAAAGAAATCACAAAGTGTTTCAGTATATCTTTTCATACCACCAACTGCTTTATAAACAGGCACCATTGGAGTTGCATGTACATTCATATCTTCTGTACACCAATCCGATTTCATATCAGGATAAACCGTATTAGATGAAATGAAAAGGAATTTTTTAACACCATTCTTCCAACTTTGCTCCATTAAGTTTACATTCATTTCAATGTTTGGAGTAACGTGTAACAACGGATTATATTTTGTATCTAATGCGTTTGAAGTGTTTGCTGCACAATGAAATACCACATCAATATCTTTACTCATTATTTCGCAAAAGTCTGCGTTTTGTAAATCACCAATATGATGTTCAATTGATTCACATCCTTCGAAATCCATTCTCAATCCTCTGCTGAATGATGTTGCTCTCAAGTTTCTATATCCTTTTTCCCATAATAATCTTAATAGGTGTGAGCCGATAAAACCACTTGCTCCTGTAACTAAAATTTTGTCTGTTTGTTTCATAATTTATTTTTTAAAAATATCCCAATTTAATACTACGTCATTTACAAATTTTCTTGCCAAATTAGATGATGTATGCCCATACCAACTTCTATTTAAATATTTTCTTTGGTCATCAAAATCCATTCCATTCATTTCTCTCCACAAAACATTTGGTAAATCTGTTTTTTCATTTTCATTAAAATTTGCAATAGACCATTCTATAATTCCTCCCATTTTATGTATATTTGGTTGTTCATAAAACCAAAAATGCTTATCAAAATCTATTCTATCAGAATATAATTTTACATAAGGGTTTTGCTCATTTAAATTTGTATCGTTCCAAGTATTGCAAATAATTTTATCTTTAATTATACAATCATATACATCTGAATTTTTTCTTTTTCTTTCTTCATCATAATATGGTGGTGTTTTACTTTCTTGCAAATATCCTTTTGAAAAATTATTATTCATTTGAAATGAATGAATTTTTTTAACTCCTAAATTTTCTAAATAAGAAATTAATCCTACAACTTGCTCAAACCAATCCAAATATCTTTCTTCTTTTGATAAGACGGTATTAAAATATTCTAATGAAAATTTTTCCATACCATCTGGATTTTGCGTATCTGAAAAATATCCACCTGTTAAATAGTAATATCCATGTTGGTATGTATTTTCTTTATATTTCCATCCTAAAAAATCGTTAGTATGTGGTGGACTATCATTTCTTTTTATAAATCTTCTTAATAAATTATCATCTCTATGTAAATAAAGTTCCGGTGATATAAACCAAGAATTTCTTGTCAAAGATGTCCATTGAGCAATTACAATAATATCTTCGGGATTTACACCTTTATTATAAACTAAATCATTTACTTTATAAAATATAGACCTACAAATTGTTTTATTATCATTTGTTATGGCACCGTAATTATAACATTCCGCATCTACACCCATCGTTTTCCACAACCAATGAAACCAGGTCCAAATTTCTGTTTCATCATTCTTCCATCTATTTTCACTTTTATTACCTGGGTCAACATTTGGTCTATAATTGTTTGTGAACGAGCACCCTGATGCTATTATGTGTAGTTTATTTTGCATGGATTAAATATAATTAAAATTTTTCAATTTATCAAATAAATATTTTGCCCAATTTACATGCCCTTCTAAATCAGGATGTTCTGACATCGGTGTATTTGTATACTTTCCAAAAGAAATATCTAAAAATTTTTCATTTGTAAAATCATATACATCATTTAATTTAACCGCATCCCAACCGAAAAAATTTATATGTTTTATTCCTAAATTTTCTAACATATTAAATGTAGATATTTGATAACATAAAGATGATGTTATAGAATAATCATTATTGGTTAAATTATATGTGTAATCATCTATAATTTTACCATATTTTTCTATAATTTCTTTTTGCTTTTCATTTGTATAAGAATGTGCTTTTGGATTGTTTGCAACATCTTGTCCAAAAAGAAATTCTAAACTCATAAAGTTATTATGCGGTGAATAAAAAATATATCCTTCTTTTGTAACAACTTCTTCTCTATTTGGACCTGTCCATTGTACTAATAAAATATCTTCTTTATTCCAATTTTTTAATAGAGAAATGGTTTTTCTAAAAACGTATTTATTAGAGTGCCCACCTTCACCAAAATTATCATATTCGCAATTACATAAATCAGCAAGATGTCTGGTATACGCATTATGTCTACCTACACCAGTTCCTTCTGTAAAGGAACACCCTACTGAAACTATTTTCATTACAATCTACTTTTATATTCTTTAATAGATTGCATGATACCTTCCTTTAAAGATGTTTGCGGAAGAATACCATATTCTTTTTGTTTTTTAGCACCTAAACATCTAATTGGGTCACCATTAGTTTTAGATTCATCCCAAATAATATTTTTAGTTTTGCCTGTAAGTTCGGTGTAACATTCAACGATGGTTTCAATTGTTTCTTTAATTGTCACTGCTTCCGCACATCCAAAGTTAATAATATCACTAACTTCTTTTTTAACTACATCAATTGATGCCTGTGCAACATCATCACCAAATACAAAATCTCTACGAGAAGAACCATTTCCCCAACATACCATATCATCACCCTCTACATTAAATAATTTCCAAATGTTAGAAGAGATTACAGTTGCATCTTGTGCAAAATTATCATTGATACCATAGATGTTTGAAGGTCTAATTACTGTCCAATTTTTCCAACCATACTGAACTCTTAATGAATCTAATGTTAATTCACCCATTCTTTTTGTCCAACCTGGATGCCAATCTAAACGAGATGGAGTTGATGCCCAAGTTTCTTCCTGATTCCATGTATCTTCTTCGTTCATTACTTCTGCTGGCTTATAAACACCAACGGATGAAAGGTATACAAACCAATCTACTTTTGCATCAAAAGATGCTTTAATCATATTGGTATTAAACATCAACATTGGGAATAGATAATCCGCCGGTTGTGTTGATGAACGAGCTGGTGAACCTTTTACACCTGCTATGTGTAATACGATATCAATTTTATCCATTGTAAATAAATTTTCACAATGAGATAAATAAGTTAAATCGGTTTTAACCAATTCCAATCTATCTTGGTATTGTCCTTTTAAAAAGTTTAGGTTTTCACTAAATTTAAGGTCTACCGCATATACTTTTGCAGCACCTTCATCTAAACATTTTTTAACTGCTGGTAATCCGACTAATCCGTTTGCGCCGGTTACAATAACTTTTTTTCCTGTAAACTTCATTTGTAATTTTTTAAATTTTCAATAAACATATTTCTATTTGCAAATTCCATTGCATAATTTCTATTGTATTCTAATATAGGTATAATAGATATATACCAATTGTGTATTTCATCCAAACTTAATTCAGATATTCTTTTTATTTCATTACATATCATTTCAAATCGTTTTCCATCATTATACTCCAAATCATAACTTTCATCTATAAAACCATCAAATGTTTTAAATCCTAGCGACCTAAAATATTTTAAATAGCCGGGTGCACCGAATAAAATAAATGGTTGTAACACAGTTATTGGATTTATTATTTTTTCTGTTGGGAAAATATCTTTTGCAAAATTTGTTTCTGTTACAATGTGAATATATGAATCTAAATAAATTTCTTTTTTGAATGCTCTCATTGATTCAAATGATTCTTTTTGTGATTCCGTTAAACTAAAAGTATCCATTTCAATTGGTAATCTATTTACAAATACATCGGATGCATTTTTTAACTTATCATAAAACGATTTATCAAGTCCATCTAAAATTGGTTTTTGTTCTGCTTTTTTTAAAAATGAACAATAAAACTTTTGCCATAAATTTTCAGATTCTATGTAACAACCTAAACTAAATCTATGATGTTTATTTGAATTTCTATTTGGACATACAAACCATTTATTTCTTTTTTCTCGTATATCTTCTATATTAAACCATTCGGATTTATAACCCAATATAGTGTTGCTATTTTCTTTCAAATCTGTAACCTTTTTACAACTAGAAATTAATAAGTTATCTTCAAAATAAAAATTAAAACCAAATGATTTTACTTCTGGATATAATTCTAATAAATTTGAAGTTCCTAAAAAGAAAATAAACATTTCAGCAGATAGGCCGATTTCTATTACATCTGAATAAAATTTATTCATAAAATGGATATCGGAAAAAGGTTCATGGGATTCATTTATAACAAATATTAATCTATTTAATTTAGCAAGTTCAATTGCTTCCTTTGATATAACATTTTTAAAATTTGTATAATATTTTAATCCTGTTTCTGTACTTTTTTGTTCATCATAAATAAATTGATTATGATTTCCATATATTTCTATTGGATAAAATAAAAGATTTCCATTATAATTTTCGTAATCTATTTCTTTTATAATTGTATAGTTTCCAGAATACTTAAATAATATATTTCCTCTTAATTCCGAATGGTTTGATGATATCTTAAATTTTTTTCTTAATTTCTCAAACCAATCCTCATCTACTAACGTATCTGCATATTTGTAGCACAATTCATGCCAACCATTTGGATATGGTTGATTTCTAATTTTATCAAATCTATCGTATGCTAAAGTTATCATATTAAAAAGGAATCCACTTTCCACTTCCGTAGTGTGGATATTTTGATTTATAGGTGTAATGAATTACATCTTCTGGTATTTCTCTTTTTAGTTTCCAAGTTGCTTCGGTTGGAGTGTATGTAGAAACACCATTATCTTCTACAACGAAGTATAACGGTAAGTCAAAGTTCCTTGCATATTTATGAACTTCGTAAAATATTCCACTTTCAAAACTCATATCTCCTACAAATATCCAAACTTTATCATCACCACCACTTTGCTTTATAGATAATGCAACACCCAAAGCTATTGATAGACTCCCACCAACAATAGCAGATGAATAAAATTTCTCATCTATGTTACAAATTGTTATTGATTTTCCTTTAAGAATTTCTTCTTCAGTCCAAACAGGACAAACACCCTTTAATAGTGCATGGTAGTGAGAACGCCAAGTTGAGAATACCCAATCGGTTGTTTTTATTCTACTAAATACTTCAATTAATTGTTCTTCGTTTCCATTTGAAAGGTGGATTGGTCCTCTAATTTTTGCATTTTCCCAATGGGAAACTATAAGATTTTCAAATCCTACTAAATCATTTGGTGTTTGAGTAATTTCTCTTACTACTGGATATTTTTCTAAATTTTTTATCATAACTTTTCTTTTAAAAATTCTACTATTTTTTCTGCCACAAATTTATGCCCTTTTGTTGATTTATGTCTATCTGTTAGGGATTCGAATTCATCGCATATTCTATATTTATTCCCATCTATATATGTACCCATTGCTAAATCATCAAAAAATATAAAATTTTGTTTTTTTAATTCTTTGTTTTTTTCTTTTAAAATATCCCAATCACCATTCATATTTAAGTCTGCCCATGGAATCCAAAAAATTTTTAAACCCATTTCTCTAAACCATGCATTAATAAATTCAATTTGCATTAATAGTTTTTTAATTTCATATTCTTCATTATGAGAATATTGATAATACAAATTATATAATTGATTCAATGGTTTCATTATTTCTTTTTCTTGGTATGGCCATCCTGTAAAATCAATTGTATTTACACTATAAAATTCATTAGTCGGTTCGTACCAAAAATGCTTTCTACTAAAAATGGTTGTTTGAACTACAAAAACATCATCTTTTTCTACTTTATTAAACTTTATTACTTCATATAATTTATTAATTATATTTTCATTTGAGTTACAACCAAATGCATAATTATTACTTTCGCAATTCAATAAATTACCAACTATTTTTGAATATCTATTTGCCTCTTTGTACTCACGTAATATATTAGAATTTGGTGCACTATAATCTTTTAATTTAGAATTTGTTTTAATATTATAATATTCCAAATTATCTAATCCACCTCCTTCGGTAAACGAACATCCAAAAAAATTAATTCTCATCTATCTCTTTTTTGTAATATTGGATTATTTGTTGGCCATTCCATTTGATATTCAGTATCATTCCATTTAACTACACCTTGTTCATCTGCATCCACATAACCATCTTTGTAAAACAAATTATAGTGAAACATGCAATCGGTTAATGCATAATGTCCGTTTGCAAACCCTGGTGGAACTAATACTTGATTTCTCAATCTCTCTGAAATAATATATGATTCCCAATCTCCGTAAGTGGGTGAATCTTTTCTCATATCTAATACAACCAAATAGATATCACCTACTGCAGCTTGAACTAATTTCCAAGTCTTATTATCCCAATGCAATCCTCTCAATACACCCTTATATGATCTTGAAAATCTACCGTGTATTTCACATCCCTCACTCACATAATTCATTACAGGATGTTCTTTTGAATGAAAGGTTGTAAATATCTCACCTCTATATTCTCTGAACACCGATGGTTGAAATTGTGGAACTTCTATACCAAAAGTTTTTGATGGAGTAACTTTGAACTCATCCCATTTACTACTCATACTATGTTTGATTTGCGTATCCTAACGGAAATCCGTTTCTAAATTCTGCACCCATCTTTGGAACAATCATTTGATATCCCTGAATTAATTGTTTTATACCTCTATCCAAATCCCATTCAGGCATCCATCCTGTACCCTCTATTTTTGCGTTTGATACTATATAATCCCTTTTATCTGGATCTTCATAAAAATCGTTGTATGATACCGCAAAATCCTTTACATGGGATTGTATTTTTTCTAATAATTCTTGCTTTGAAAGATTTGCGGAACTTAATCCAACATTGAAAATCTCACCTTTGTATGTATCATAATTTTCTAACATAAAAAGGAAAGCGGATGCTACATCTTCAACATGAATAAAGTTTCTTTTGAATGATTTTTCAAATACAACAATGTATTTATCTGTTATTGCTTTGTAAGTAAAATCATTAACCAATAAATCAGTTCTCATTCTCGGTGATACGCCAAATACAGTTGCTAAACGAAATATAATAGCATCAGTTGATGTTTTTAAAAAGTTTTCTGCTTCACATTTAGTTTGTCCATAAACTGAAATCGGATTTAATGGCGATTCTTCCGTACATTCCGTTTGGCCTTCACCAATTCCATAACCACTATTCGTATTTGGATAAAGTATTTTTTTTCCCTTTCCGCTTGTAAATTTTACTATATTTACAATTTGATTAAAGTTGATTTCTTTTGCTAATTTTGGGTCAGCTGCACATGCTGGAAATCCAACAATTGCCGCCAATGGAATAATTACATCCACATCTTTGCATAATTTTTCTAAAAGAAATTCATTACGAACATCTCCATAAATAAATTTGAATTTTGGATTTGATGTATATTGTAATAGAGAAGTTTGATTAAATATTAATTTATCCAAAACTACAACTTCGTAATTTTGTTTTAATAATCTATCTACTATAATAGACCCCAAATAACCGGCTCCTCCTGTAACTAAAACTTTCATATTAAAAATAAATGTTGTGTTCTATATAAAATTGTGGGTAATTTCCACTAAATGATATATCCCAAACTTTATATCTATTGTAATCTTTAAAATCACATAAAAATGCAAAATTTTCTCTTAATTTATAAGAGTAGTTTAATTTTTTTAAATTATTGAATACCGAATGACTGTAGGTATCTTCGTAATTATCAATTAAATCTTGTACTTCCAATATATCAATTTTTTTATTTAAAACAAAAGCCAATTTATATTCATATACACCATCGGCTATATGTTCTTCTGGTCCTATCATACTACCACACCCAAACCAATAAAATGCATTAATATATGATTGTTTTTCATCAGATTCGTAATCAATTGTTCCTACCAATTCGCCATTAAAATAACAAAATATTTTTCTTTGTTCGTAATGGTCGCATATCATAGTTAGTTCATTAAATTCATCTACTTCTGTATCGACCAATTGTTTTATAATTTGTTTTACTTTTGGAGTACCTTCATCATCTACAAACCAATATGTGTAACTAATATTAGAATTTCCCCATACATCTTTAAAAGCGGATATACCCGAATGCATTCCATTTCTAGCTATTATAAATGAATCTTTTGAACCCAATTCTTCTGGAAAAATTTTTACAGTTACATGTAATGTAAAATCTTCTTCCATATAAGAATCTATTCTTTTTGATACAGAATATCTACTTTCTGGTAAAATAAAAAATACATTATCTTTGTTTACTTTTAAACTCATATTTTAATAGTTTTGCAGAAGTTATAAAACTCTTCTAATTCAGGAAATGTTTTTACAAAATTTGTTCCTCTACGTTTATCGTGATTTGAAAAATATTGATAAAAACTATATCTGTTTTTCATTTGTTGTGTAGGGTCTTGTGGTGCTAACATCCAATCGTAAATTCTTTTTACTTTTTGTACTTCAACATCACTATATCCAATATGTTCTGGACTAAATGATGGTGCTGCATAATATGTAATTAATTTTGATTGGTCTAAAATATATTTAGCAAAATCAAATGGAAGAACCTGAACTGTTTGGTGTAATGGGAATCTCAAATAAGATGAATCCAAAAACACTGCGGAGTTCCAGTACCTATCATTTGAAGCATAGGTATCTTTTAATCCGTATACGTTATGTATTAATTGTTCATAATTAAATACACTTAATGCATTGTATGTAGACATGAATGTGATAATAACTCTAGGACATTCGGTCAAAATCATATTAACGTGGTCCCAAAATCTATTAAATTCTAAACCCGTTCTAATGTATTCCGCTTGAGGTCCCCAAGTATCTATTGATGTGAAGATTACCACTTCTTTTGCTCTACCTTCATCTTCAATTCTTTTTATTTTTTCAATGAATTTTTTTACTAATTCAGTAGGAACTCCTAAATTGGAATTAAATGCTAATTTAAGTTCCGTATTTGGATTTGGTTGTTCAATAATATAATCCAATACTTTCCAAGTATCTTTACTCATTAGAGGTTCACCTCCGGTAATTCTAAATGTATGTAAGTCTCTATACAAATCAGGCCACCATTTCCAAAATGCTTCTACATATGGATTATGCTCTCTGGCAGGAATTGGAAATTTATCTTCAACTTTTAACCATTCATTTGAATTAAAATTATCCAAAGTAGGATAATGTCCGTATTGTTCTATTTCTTCAACCCACTTTGAACTGAATGCAGGTCCACAATATGAACATTTAAAATTACAAGCGTTACTAAAAGCAACTTCTACATATTTTGGATTGTAATCATCTCTCCAATCTGATTCGGTTATATCTTTCATAAACGGATAAGACCAACTCTCACCTGATTTAAAAATTCTATCACTAAATCTATCGGAATTATCTTCTACTCCCCAACAATAATCACACTCAACAGGTCTACTACCTTGTAACATTTCTTTTCTACGAAGTTTTTTATATCTCGTATTATGAAGTGCCGATGGGTTTCGTGCAATTTCTTGTTCAGAAATTTTGTGAGTACGAGGGTGGTGACATGAGTGGTTATGACCATTTTGCAACTGAAGTGTTACTTGAGTCCACTTTGCCAAACACATTCCTGGTCCAACTTTATCCAATTCATCTTTCACACGTAAGTAAATTGGATTTTCTATGTATGTTTTATTATCTGCCATATTTTAACAATGTACGTTTATCATTTTATGTTTTTCAAAAATAATATCAGTACTAATATATGTATATTTCATACTGTTTATACCATCTTTTTTATAATCTATTTTTCCTTGTTGCATTTCTAACACATACCGTCTTTCATTAGCTGCGGTTGTTTCACCTTTGGCCCATTTATCAATTCCACCAACATTAATCAAACCTTCCGTTTTGTGTGGTAAACAAAAAAACTTACCATCTCTACGATGTGGTAAAACTACATCAGGTATTACAATATCTCTATCTTCAAATTCTACGTTGTTAATAATCCCATCATTTAATTCTGCTTGGTCTATTAAGTATCCGTTTTCAATATCATCAAAATTATAATGTAAAACCAATCCATTAGTTGAATACTGTCTATTTAATAATTCAACTTCGGCCTCATCTAATGCTCTATTCCAAATCTTTATATCAGCTATTTCACCTTTAAAAAATGCGTTTGGTTCAAATCCTGCTACAGAGGGTGTATGTCCAATGTAAAATGGTTCACTACCATATCTTTTTAAATCAAATTGATATCTAATCGGTGATTGTGTTCCCATACCATTTCTTGCATCACTTTCTCTACCATTAATGTATAAGTGCATTTTTTTAGTACGAGAATCTACAACCATTGTAACCCAACTCCACTCATTTTCATATCTTTTAACCCATTGATAAATGTGTTCTCTATGATTATTCCAAAGCATTGCTGTATATGCTCTACTATTATTAAAAGATAATCCCCAATCAAATCCTGGTTTTCTTATTATCGGATATTCTACAAATTTTCGTTTATCATCACCAATTAACCAAATAGGAACTTTTTCAATTTGTTGGTCTGCTTTTACTAATACCGAAACCGTATGGCAAGTATTTAATGCCTGTCTTAATTTATCATCCGCCTGATTTGGTATTTTTATAAATGATGATTTTCCATCAAATACTCCAACTTTTTTTGTTTTATTATAATTTAAAGTTTTTTTATCAGCATATCCTTCCAATACACATCTCCAAAAAAGGTCATCATCTTCCATACCCCAATCCCAATAACCATTCGAATATCCGTTGGTTTTCATTACTTGTTCCTTTGTAAATAACACTGCACCACCGAAGTATTCTTGGTATTTTAATCCATAATCGGACTGTGATATTCTAACTGCTAAATGTTTTGGTGCATCTGGATTATATGAATAATCACAACTATCATCTTCCGGCACCATATCAATATCGTGCCAAACTATATAATCACACCCATCATCAAATGCGTATTTAGCAGCAATGTTTTTCATCAAGCCTCTGTTAAATAGTTTTTCATCACGTTGATGTGCTAAATAAATTGTGTGGTCAATTCCTCTTTCATCTAAAAATTTAGATACATGGGGAACGAACGATTTCATATGTTCTTCTCTATTTCTATATGGTACGCAAACTCCTAATTTCATTATAAAATAACAGATAAATGGTGATAATTATTTACTTGAGTATCTCCTAATGTTTTGTATGAACAATTATTCAAACCGTCCATATCAATATTATATAACTTCTTTTTTACTTCATTTAAAAATCTCAATTGATTTATTCTAGTTTCTTTTTGAATCCAGCTTTTACCATTCCAACTATTTGGTTTGTGTGATAGTAATTTAAAAAGGCTTTCTCTTCTGTATGGTACTACCATTTCTTTTCCTAATGATTCTTCACTTTTTATAAAATGTGATTTTATAATTTCACCATCGTTACTATTTCCTGATAAATCAATTATTTTTCCATTCTTATAAAATTTAAAATCATAATATAATTTTAAGTTTTTTGATGATTTATATCCTCTAAAATTTTCTAACAATGAGTTTTCTAAAGTATTTTCAGAAAGTATTTCAATTTCTCTTTCAGAAAGTTCTTTATCAAAAATGGCAAACTCGGATATTATTCCAAAAAACCAATTGTTATTATCTAATCTATTAGGACATCCGGTTGCTAAATAAAAATATTCCTCATCAGAATAATCTTTAAAGTTTTCTTCTAATTGCGTTGAATCAATTAATTCACCATCTTTATAAAATGATATAGTTTTGGATTCAATGGATATAGTTACACATATTTGTGTAAAATGGTTTGTAAGTATTTCTGAATTAATTGAAAAACTTTTATTTTCCTGATTCCAAAAATCACATTTATATCTTCTAAATGAATTATAAGAAATATTTGTATCATATCCAGGAATAGAAAATATAGTATATTCATCATACTCTTTCATTGGATTAGAAACAACTTCATCTGGTTTGAAAGAGACCAAAATTGATAAATCATTTTTAAAATCAAATAAATCTTTTTTTGGAATTTTTATATACGAATCTTTTCCATTGAAATAAAATCCATATATTTTTTTAACTTCTTTTTTACCAATTATTTTTCTATCTAAAAGAATATTTTTTTCAGAGCATCTAAATAGTAAATCATCATCTTCAAATCCCCAACCCCAATATAAATTAGAGTAACCATTTATTGCTTCGAATACTTTATTAGACATCATAGTAACGCCTCCAAAATAATCATCAAATTGAAGATTTTTTGCTTTTTCATATTCTAATTCAAAGTTTGTAGCAAGGTGAAGTGGAACTTCTGAATAAGAATAATCAACTTCAATAGGAATCATATCTACATCATGAAATACGATATATTCACATCCCAATGATTTTGCCTTTAAATATCCAATATTTAAAAGTTTTCCTCTATTAAATGGTTTATCATCGGATTGTTCAACTATTATTATTTCACAATCTATATTTTTAGACTTTAAAAATTTTGTAGTATCTTCTATAAATCTTTTTAAATGAGATTCCCTACTTCTATATGGAACTATAATTCCTAATTTCATTTTTAAACTGTTTCTATATCTTTTTTAGGTCTTACTTTTCTAGCGGGTGTTGGTTCTGGTTTTTCCTCTTCCGCCGCTTTTTCTGCTTCTGCCGCGGGTGATACTCCATTTTTTGCTATATTGTGGAATTCATATAAATACCACGCAAGCCTTTCACCCCATTCTTTTTTGTCGATTTCTTCAAACCAAATAGTAAGTGCATCTAAAGAATTTGCAATCTTTTCTAATGCTTTAACTTTTCTTGTTTCTAATACAACCGATTCAAGGTTTTGCTCCGGTGCTTCTACCTCTTGTAGTTTTAATTTTGCCATAAATTTTAAATGTTAATTGTGTGTAAAAAAATATCGTTTTTTATTTCTTCTGTTGATATTAAATCATATGATAATGTATTTAATCCAAAATTATCCGTGTTTAGAGTTTCATTTGCAATTTCGTAGAAAAATATGCTTTCATTTTCTAAAAAATTGCCATCCTTTTCATCCCAATTATACACATCCAATTTAGAAAACTTTTTTTCGCCATCCATAACTTCAAATCTTCCTAATGATTGCTCAGTCATATTTGTTTCATGTGATAAAGTTATTTCTTCGGAATATATTTGGTTATGTATTCCTGTACATATTAATCTAGCGTGTGCTTTTGATTTGGATTCATCTACATAAAAATCACCAAACTTTTTATTAAATGTTATATCAATAATTGCTTCAAAATTTGTATTGATGGTTTCGTTTGTTTTATATCCATCTACATATATTTTTTCTATTTCCGATTCCGTTAAAGCGTAATCAAAGCATAAAAGATTTGATATTTTTCCTTCAAAACAATCTTTAAATGCCATACTACCAATCCACAAATCTTTACCTCTAAAATCCATTAATAGTTCTGGAAGGGTTGATGATGTAACTAATTTACCATCTATAAAAAGAGATAACTTTTTATAATCCATATCAGCTTTTACACATATGTTAATCCATTGATTTGTATAATTTTTATGGTCAAACCATATGTTATGTAAAGAATTATCATCTCCCCAAATTTGTATTGAAATAGCTTCATTTTTCATTACAAATATTCCCATATCATATCCTTGCTTACCAATTATACATCCGTTTGTAGATTGATTATCGTTTATCCAGATATCCATTGATATTGTAAAAGAATCTTCAAAAAGATAATCTGTTTTTTTATTAGCCTTTATAAATGCGCAATTATTTTGGTCGGAAATAAAAGGATATACCTGCTTTTTTGAAAATTTATAAATTTCTCCAGTATCTACAAGTCTATGTGGTTTATATACATCTTTTGTAAAAAATCTTTTTACCGGTAGTAACTTATGTTTATTTAATCTAAACAATAAATCTTCCCAATGAAATACACCACCCCAGTAATCATTACTAAATCCATTTACTTTTATAATATCTTCTTTTCTAATTTTTAATGCACCACCTATCCAATTTGCATATGGTTTTAAATTTGTTGCAAGGTGTGTTGGATAGTGTGTATATGTGTAATCACATAATTCTTGTTTAGGAAGAATATCAATATCGTGAAATACATAATAATCGGCAGTATTAGCTGTTATATCAATTCCAATGTTGCACAGTTTGCCGTAATTGAAATAAACATCCGCGTCCTTTTGTTCAATAAAATGAATTTGATAATCTACTTTATCTTTTAAAAAGTATTCCATGTGACCGATGAATGTGTACATTTGTTCTTTTCGGTCTGAATATGGTACAATTATACATAACTTTTTATCTTGCATATAACCTTTTATATAGATATAATTTTATTAAATAATTTTTTCCAATTTTTGTAACTATTAAAATTAGCAACAGGACAATATTCAAATTCATAATCTTCTGATAATATATTTAATTGAAAATTAGAATTTCTTAAAGACTGATACATTTTAAAATATTCATCTGAATATGCATAATCTTTTCTTATATCTGCTACTTTTTTAATTCTATCAATTACAGTCTTATCCCATTTAAAATGGTGAACCTGTACATTGTATTCATCTACAGGTGCAATCAATGGATGATTCCATCCCTGCCATCTCCACGTAGTATGTCCATCTATCTTTGCATAATGTTGGCCAGGTGTTATTTCTATACTACCTTTAACAATACAAATTTTATTTGGACAAGCTTTACTCATAGGGTATCTAAAAAATCCAGAGTATGGAAATTGACTAAATAAATTTTTATTTTTAGAATAATCTTCTATTTCCAAAAATTTACCATCTATGCCAATTCTATCAATAAACCCACCTCTAACAATTTGCCATCCATTTTCATTACAATCTCTAATTATATCCTTTATATCTTTTGAATACACATGCAATTCATCATCATCTGAAATTACCCACCAATCATTTGGATATTGACTTTTTACTTCGTTATATAGCGCTGTTACTGTTTCCCAATTATATTCTTGTTCATCATCATGTCTATATAAAAAAATCTTTTCTTTATATTTGTCAGTAATTTTTTTTACATTATCGTACTGATTATTTTTTGTATCATAGACAACAATATGCAACTCATCTACTATATCCCAATAGTGATTAATCATATATTCCAATGTATCAGTTCGAGAACCTGTTACAGTAACTAATCTTAATTTATTCATTTTTTATTTTCTTGTCAGTATTGTCAATCCTGTTGTTGTTGGTTTTGTACCAAACATACAAAAATTTTTTAAATTTACCAAATTCCAATCAGTATTATTTTCTAATTCTTTAATAAATTTTGCAGGACCGTCAAAAGAATCAAAATTTTCCTTTTGATTATCAGGAACTAAAAAGGTATCGTGATAAGATTTGTCTGTGTCGTGAATTGTTATAATCCCATTTTCCGATATGAT